TCCCAATCGAATTGTTCACACGTGTGCCCAAACGAGTCCAAAATACCCTATCAAACGGTTGTCTAACATAATCAGCATATCGAGCAATTGCAGCATCAGCAGTATTTCGAATTGTTTGAAATCTACCAGCAAAATCAGAAATTTTTCTCCAAAAAGAAAATTTCCAATACAAACTTGCATAAGCATTTATAATAAGAACGAGAAATTGAGAAACAATAACACTTGTTAAAAGTGTTTCACAAATTCCTTGCACTTCTTGATTACAAATACAAAGGTAATCTGGATGCTTACATATTGAACAATATTTAATGGTCCTAACATTCGTCAAAGATTCTTTCATAACGAGAAGATCCTCTTTATGCTTCTTCTGTGCACCGATAAACCACTTAATAAAATCATCTGTAGATAAAGCTTCGTGTAAAACAATGAATTGTGGAGCTGTACCAAGTGATTTATTAGATGTGAGTTGTGGAGCACAAGTCTCGATTTTGAATGTCCAAAAGTCTGGGAATCGACCAGGAACATCCTCAGTCTTAGAACTATCTAAAGCATGTGAATCATTCTTTCGATATTCTTCACGCACACTGGGAGTTATGACAAAAGGAAATCTCCTATTAATTGCAGTTGGGTGGGCAAAATACTTTCCAGTATTTAAATGCTTAGTATTTGTTGTTGCTATAACAAATTCTGCAAGAAAGGGATTTTTCCCCTTATCCTCCAAGCTAGCTTGATCAGGAGTGAATGGGATAGGATTAATAACATTGAGGAACTCCAAAACGGTTGGATCACCATTAGGAGCATAATTTGGATTCATAAATGCCACATCATCAAAGATGACAGTGTGAGCACTACTTTTAAAATTATTCCAATGTTTTTCTGTACCTCTACGAACATATTTATTAATATTTTCAGTAGGTAAGTTGTTGATACCAGAATAAAGATAAAATAGATTATCAACTATACTGGATTTTCCTATTCCTGATTCACCATTGAGCAAGATAGTGAAAGGCGGATTACGCATTGATGCGGTAATATCAAAAGTTCTCTCGTCAAATCGAATCATTTCAAGGTCACCAAGCATTTTATTAACGTGGCGAGCTTCAAAATCTCCAACTTTCTTTGCTCTTGTGTAAATAGCTTGACCTTTGTCAATAAGCATCTCAAGATTTGAACGGAATTCGTGTCGAGAGATACCCATTTCTTCAGGTCGTCCGATTTTTTGATATTGTCGTAATAATAATCTCGACGAGTCAAACCATTTACCATAAGAATCACCAGAGTGAAAAATTGGATCCAAAGAACCTGTCTTTACACACTGATGACATCGTTCACAAAGAAAAAGAATAGTATCTGCCATACAATGAAACAAATCTGGACCAAGATGATATTCACGTTTAATTGCATCTGATTCAATTTTTCGATAACCAAGAGAGGTGAAAGATAAACCAAAATTATCAAATAGAGATAAACTTAAAGCGTACATAATAAATCTATAAAATTTTTTATAGATTGGAGCACGTTTAACCATCTCGTAATTATCAAG